CAAAAGCTGACCTGGGAAGAAGTTCTGCAGAGACACGAGAAGGGCGAACTGGCCGGATGTTTCAGACTGTACGGCGACAACAGCGAGGCCGTGATCGACAGAGGCTATGACTTTGCAGGCGACATCCTGGCACACCACAAGAAAGGCGGTGAGTTCGGAGAAGAGATTGACACAGTAGACCTGGAACTGGCAGACGGAAAGAAAATAACAGCACCGGCGGTCGTGGACGTATCGGCACTCGGATGTATGGACGAGCTGGAATATGAGTTGTGGCACGTGATCGAGGACTACATGGTTCAGTTCGGTATCAGAACGCAAGACGATGAACCGGACTGGTCGACAGTCAAGGCAGTACAGAATAGTATTTTTACAGCGTTTATAGACGCAGGCGTGGATTTTAAGTTTGGATATGAAGAAAATATTGCACAAGCAATAAAACAAGCGAGAAAGGACGGAGAGAAGGCGTGAGAAGTGCAAAAGAAATTACGGAGTCATTGGAAATTGCAAAGGGATTATGCGAAGGAAAAACAAACGAGAGCTGGAATGCTAGAAAAACCAGCAGAGTTATGGCAGAACTGATTGCACATTTCAAGAAAAAAGAGATAGAGGAGCAGTATGACAGGGTTCAGATTATTGCGACGGTTGTTATATCCAAAGAGGACATAGACGACATCATGGTGTCAGCACTGGAAGGTGGAATTAACTACTGGGTTGATAAAGTAGAGCCAAGGTGTGGGGTAGAGTTTGACTTTGCAAGTGATGTTATCTCAAAAGGCGGTTCAATCCTCATTCACGATAATGAGGAAGATGCAACGTATGAATTGACAAATGCGAAACTCCTGCAGGGAATTAGAATGTATGCAGAACAGCCTAAGAGCAGTGATATTTTCGAGGTGATCGATCATGAATTACATATTGACTGCGGTATGGTAGATGCGGAGGTTGCGGACGCAATCATTCAGTACGCTTTGTTTGGAGAAATAATTTACGGTTAGGAGGCGAGACTATGGCAGCGTTAGTAGTATTTGCGTTCTTGGTAATCGTTGGAGTTGGAAACAGAAAGTAGGTGTAAGCGGTGAGCAAAGGAATAGTGACAGACTATCCGGGAATCTGTTTCATCTGCGGCAGGCCATCGGAAGCCGAGCATCATTTGGTGTTCGGTACCGCTGCCAGAGAACTGAGCGAAAAGGATGGATTGAAAGTACCGGTATGCAATGATTGTCACAACATGGGAGACATCCTCTGCAGAATACATGGAAATCCGATGGCAGAGAGAATGTCAAAGATAATCGGACAGCTGGCCTGGGAAAAAGAATACGCCTTGCAGAAGGCAGATGAATTTGCAAGGATTATCGATGAAGGCAGGGAGGAAGGCGAAGTAAAAAAGATTATCCATAAGGGAGGTAGAGAAACCTTCCGGAAGAGATATGGATGTTCGTATCTGTAGGAAGGAGGAACCAATGGAGTACATGAGAACGCAGGCAAGCATAGAGAAGTTTGTCATTATCACAATGAGAGACGGGAGAAAGAAATATGTTGGCCGGAGGTACAGTTTCAAGATGGACTGCGGATACACAGTAAAGATAAACGAGGCAATGATGTTTGACACGGAGAAACTTGCTGAAAGAAAGATGGAGGAACTGAGAATCAAAGGACAGATAGGGAAAGTAGTTAAGAGCTATGAATTGAAAGAAATTTTTTGATAGGAGGCGACGGATGATATACACAGTATTTCCAAAGCAAGAAGGAGAAATGCCACAGGATTTTCCGACATACTCGGATGCACAAGAGTATGGAGATGAAGAATTTGGCAGAGGCAACTATACGATTGAATCAACCACAGGAGAGTGCGTATAGGAGAAAGGAGTAATTATGACATTCAGAGAAAATGCGGCGGTATTGGAAACATACCTGCATAATATCCGGAACATCGAAGAGGTGCCACCTGGTCCTATGGAACTGGAAGCACTGGATGCGGCAATAGAGGTTATGAAAGCTGCAGTCGAGAATGTAGAGTACGGAGCATTTGCCTGGGACAAGCAGAGAGGTATGTTTGTTCAGATAGGCAGACCAGTACCAGTAAAGCAGTTGTGTTTGAACCGGTACCAGGAAAGAGTAAGAAACGGAGAGATACCGAGCTGGATTGATCCGGAGAAGTTCAAGATTTTGGAGAGAACGGTCGCAGAGATTGCAGGCGACTGGAAGGAGGCAGAGGATGAATAAAACAGTAAATTTATTTGTGTTAGCTGGATGCTGGGAATGTCCGGACGACATTGGAGTAACTGTGGTTGCGATTTCCAGTGACGAGAAACAGCTGATTGATAGACTAGATCAGATAGCAGACACCCAGGCAAAGGAGTATGTGAGCATTGAAGGTAGCATTCTGATGGAAGAGCATACAGACACTAGGTACGAAATCAGCGGAGGTATCAGCGGCAACGCAAGGTTCTACATCACGGAAGAGCCTGCAGTAATCAACGAGGCACTTATGGGCGAGATCAGCAGAGCAATGAGTAAGAACGACAGAACAGAGGATGTAAAGAATTATCTGCAGGGGTTGTTTGAAAACGGAAACCTGGATGAAGAAAAATACGAGGAACTGGTAGACAGCGAAGAGTTCCTGCAGAAGGCAGTCGAATTATTCGATAAGATGGAGGACTGCAACACGCCGTTCAATACAACGATGGAGTTGGCGGTAGACGAAGCAAGGAAGGAGATGGCAATATGAAGAATACATTAGGAGACTTGAATAACCACCTGTTCGCTCAGCTGGAAAAGCTGGGAGACGATGATCTGACAGGAGAAGAGCTGGAAAGCGAGTTAAAGAGAACCGACGCTATATGCGACATTAGCGAGCAGATTATCAAAAACGGAGAGCTGCAGTACAAAGCGATGAAGCACATGGACGAGTATGGGTACGAAAGACAGAAGGCGGTTCCGGAAATGCTCGAAGTTCATGCGGGGGGGGGGCGAACCATAAATGAGAGGCTGGCCCGAAGAAGTGATCGCCTGGCTGCGTGATAATGTTCCAGGCAGAACCACAAAACAGGTTACAGAGCTGATAAATCAACAGAGGTTCGATAAGA